TTGCCGCGCTTGAAACAGGAGGTGACTTGATGGCCCACGAACTGGGCTTTGGATACGACGTTGATCTGTGGAACAAAGCCAGAGGGGAGGCCAAGCCGTGAGTCTCGAAGAACAGCTACGAAATGACGCTCAGTCACTTCGAGAAGTGGGATGGTTCAACCGCGCAATAATGATGGATGCAGCAGCTAACGAGATTCAGAAACTGAACGAGCGCATCAAGCGAATGGAGTCATTCATCAACCGATTCCTAGATCCTGAAGACTTGGGCTACGCCGTGAACAACTATGTCCGCGACGATGCGCGTGAGGCTCTGGGGCGTGAACGAGTGGAGTCTGGCGATGGAAAGGAGAAGCTATGAAACTCAAAGAAGTTATTGAATTAGTTAAAGATGAGCTGGAGTTTCACAAACGACATCCAGAACTGTGGCTTGCACTTGTGATTGCTGGTTCGGCTTACTTCATACTGAAGGAGGTAAATCGGTGAAACGCTACACCCACATCGTGTTGCGACGAATGCCTCCACTGAATGGATTCAGCATCAAGACTCCAGAAGGCAATTTCCTAAGCGACATACGTCCACGGGGCATTGTGATGGAACTCAATCGTCTCAACGACCACATCAAAGAACTCGAAGCCAAAGTGGATGAACTCCATGACTTGGAGAAATGGCTAGAGGGACGATGAACGTAGCATTTATTTACCGACACACCATGGCCGGCGAAGTTCTGATTGTGGATATGGAACGAGCGAAGCAACTGGACGCAGCAAGGGGACATTGGCAACTCATCCACTCGGTCAATGCGGTAGAGACTCTCGCATTTATTGTATCCCTAACGCCAAAGCAGAGAAACAAATACATCAAACAACTGACGGAGCAACCATGATCACCAAACTCCACGAACTACCGCCCGACCATCACCTGCGCAACACCGCTATCAAGGACATCGACGTGCGGATCAAATGCAGGCACTCCGGGACCACCCGGGACCCTCGCACCTGGCGCATCAAGAACGACACCTACAACAGGCTGTGCGACACCTGGCACATCAACTTCGACTTTATACTGCAATGAAATCAGCTCAACAGATCCAACAGGAGGGCACGGGCCTTTACTGCCCGGAAGGTCAAGGTCGAGTTCACCAGCTTCTTTACCAGGAAGCGCGGGAAAGGCTCCAAGTGAAGGACTTCGACGTGGCACGCACCATGATTGAATACGGCGGCTCTTTTGTTCGCAAGCTGGGCGCCGCGGCACTCGTGGCCGACCAGGACAACCTGTCAAAGATTAAGAGCACTTGGCCCGACTACTGGACGCAGTACGACCGCATGGCAAAACAACTTTCGGAGGTTGAAAAACAGGCCTCTAGGTAAACAACAACACAACAAAGCAAACATATGGGAATCACAGTATCAACGAAACCAAGCGGCGGCACGTACGGCACCAAGCAGAAGTTCAAGATCGCGTTCGAGCTGGATCTGATCGACCAGTCACGCAACCCGGTGCAGCCCTGGGTAGTCATGACGGCCCCAATGACGCCAAGCCTGCATGAGAAGGCCGGCCTGACCAAGTTCCTCAAGGACTGGCACGGCCGAGCCCTTACCCCCGAGGAGACCGTCAGCCTCAACCTCGACAGCCTGATCGGCAAGCCGGCCACCGTGGTGATTGTTCACGAGCAATCGAGAGACGGCACCAAGACCTTCAGCAACATCAAGCTGATCATGCCCCACAAGAGCGGCGAGCCCCTGAAGCCCTCGGGCCTCTGGGTACGCCTGGAGGACAGGCCGCCCCGGGAGGATGGCCAGGTCAAGACCGTGGTGCCGGCTACCGCGGCGCCGGTTAAGATTGCAGACATCAAGGTGCACGTCGGCAAGTTCAGAGGAGTCCCACTTTCCGAGCTAACGCCTGACGCTGTGCGCGGCCTGGCCGAGCACTGGCTGCCCAAGGCTAAGGTCTCCAGCGGAAAGACACCTGACGACATCGCGCTCATTGCCGCGGTTACCAAGCGAATCGACGAGATTAACGCCCAGGAAGATCCGACCGATTCAGATATTCCATTCTAAAATGAAGACCCGCAAGCCCACAATGAAGCTGACCCACATGGTGCCCGAGGTGGTGCAGCTCAGATCCGAAGGCTACACCCTCGAGGAGATCGGCAAACGGTTCAACCTGAGCCGCCAGCGGATCAACCAGATCGAGCAGGCAGCACAGAAGCACGAGGAGATCCTGCGGGTGTGGGGCTTCCCGTTCTCGACCAGGACGTTCAACATCCTTGAAAGCCTGGCCATCAAGAGCCGGCAGGAGGCACTGGACCTCTACAACCTGGGCCACCTGCAGCCCAGGTCGGTGCGTGGTTTCGGATGGGTCTCTTATCATTGACCAAGACCGTCTGCCCTCATTGCGGCAAACAGATCTGACAACTTTCCGGCAGCCTGTTGCTGCTGGGACTCGGGGGTAAACCGGGGGTGCGCATCGGGACAAACGCACGACAATCTCAACCATTCAGACAATGCCAGCCAATCCAACCATCATCTTCGACATCGAGACCGGGCCACTCCCGCTCAATCAACTCAATATCCCTCCGTTCAACCCAGCTGACGTAAAGCTGGGTAACGTGAAGAACCCGGACATGATCGCCGAGAAGCTTCAGAAAGCCGAGGAGTCACACACCGCCGACTACATCAAGAACGCTGCCCTGGATGCCCTGAGCGGCCAGGTGCTGTGCATAGGCTACCGCATGGAGCACCAGGAGCCCGCGGTGCTGTGCTCCGATGCCGACGGTGAGGCAGCGCTACTGCTCCAGTTTTGGACGCTGCTCAATCATTATGAACGGCAGCCCAAACTGATCGGCTTCAACATCAAGGCCTTCGACCTTCCATTCCTGATCAAGCGCTCCTGGAAGCACAGGATCATGCCTCCGTACTGGCTGCGACAGGGACGCTATTGGAACGACTTGGTGGTCGATCTGCGTGAGGTGTGGCAGCTAGGCGACTCCCGAGCTCATGGCAGCCTCGGGTCCATCTGTCGGCACCTGGGCCTCGGGGACAAGACGGGGACCGGCGCCGACTTCAGCCTGCTGTGGGCTACCAACCGTCAAGCAGCCCTTGACTATTGCCGTCGACGTGAGCCGTGAGAAGCAAACGCCGACACCACAACCAGAACCCATGTTCAACTCAATTTTCCCCACCCTTTCCGTGTTACGTCGCGTTGGTTCTGCGCGAGTTCTCACCACGGTCTGGGTGGGGTTTTCCGTTTGATACATGAAAGAGACTAAACCCAAAGGAAGGGCGCCAGCCTTCCAGTTCTACGCCGACGACTTCCTGGCAGGCACCATGACCATGACCAACGAGGAGCGTGGCGCCTACATCTCGCTGCTGTGCCTCCAATGGTCGAAAGGCTTTGTTACCGAGCTGGATATTCAGAGGATGTGCCTTGGTATGCCAACGCATTGCCAAGGCATATGCCAAAGCAAGTTCGAGATCGGGGAGGACGGCCACTATCGGAACAAGCGACTTGAGAAGGAACGAACCAAACAGAAGGAGAGAAGCGAAAAACAAAGGGATATTGCGAATCTCAGGTGGAACAAGTATGCCAACTGAGTCCTACAAGAAGACAGGCCTGACGGCAGCTTTGACCAAGTGGTCCCGTGAGTTCACGCCTGCCGAGTTCCCGTCCATTGTCGAACACTCGATTGCATCAGGCTGGAAGGGGCTCTACCGCCCGAATGGAGTTGCCTTGGGAGAACAGAAGACCCAGGCCAAGAAGGAAATTGACTGGAGGGACTCCGTATGAGCGACCCCTACTTCCCCAAGGACGACGAGCTGGGAATGATCGGCGCCTGCCTTACCGGCTCCATCGACACCTGCTCCGATGCCTTGGCAGACATCCGGAGCGAATGGATCACCCAGGACAACCTCCGGCTGACCTTCGATGCCATCCGCGGCCTGGTGCAGGACAACAAGCAGCCGACCCTCCAAGAGCTGGGCAAGGAATGGAAGAAGGCCTACGGCCAACTACCCATGCCTTTCGACCAGTGGAACCAAGCCATGGAGGCCTGCCCATCGCCGGCCAACCTGCCGTACTACATCAAGGGCATCACCGAGGCCGCCCATCGGAGACAGCTCAGAGACGCTGGAGACCGTTTAATCCGTGAGTCCGCTGTCCTGACCCTTCAGCCGGATCAAATCGTCTCCAATGCCGAAGCAGGGCTCACCATTGATGTCTCCAAGGAGACGCTGCAAACATCGAAGCAGGTGGCCGGCAACTTCATCGACCAGATGCAGGACAGATTCAACCGCAAGGGCACGCTGTCAGGCATCGCCACCGGCTTCCATTGGTTCGATCACAAGACCGACGGCCTCCAGCTCCGGGAGATGGCGCTCATTGCAGCCCGGCCAAGCATCGGTAAAACAGCCATCGCCATTGCCATCGCACACAAGGCAGCCATCCAGGACAGGGTGCCCACCCTATTCGTCAGCCTAGAGATGTCCCGGGAAGCCATCTTCCGACGGATGGTCTCGACCATTGGAAGCATCTCGATGCAGAACCTAAAGAGCGGCGACCTGACCGATGGCGATATGAGATCCATGACCGCCGCCTCCGCTCAGATCGCTAACAGCCCCCTATGGTTCCTCGATGGACCCAGCAGCCACAGCATCTCTAGCATTACCGCCCACGTCAGAAGGGCTGTCAGAAAGCACCAGGTGCGACTGGTGATCGTCGACTACATCCAGAAGGTCAAGGCAGCCGACCGCTCAGAGAAACGCACCTATGAGGTGGCCGAGGTCAGCGGCAAACTCAAGGACATCGCAGTCCAGACAGGCGTGGCCATGCTCGCCTTGGCGCAGTTAAACCGGGAATCCGAGAAGGAAAAGGGCCGCCAACCCAAGCTCTCAGACCTGGCCGACAGCGGACAACTAGAGCGCGATAGTGACCTGGTGGCCCTTCTAAATCGTGACAGAACAGAGGCAAACGGCGAAGCTTCGATCATTATCGCCAAACAAAGGGACGGCGAATGCGGCACCGTCAAGCTACACTACGATGGACAATACTGCCGCTTTTCCGACCCATCACCCAGTTTCTAAATGACAACACCATACAGCATCAGTCAGACCCAAGTCCTACGCGAGGCCAAGCACCTGGTGCGATTCGCCATCAAGCATGGCTGGATGTCCTACCCGCACGGCACCCAGATGGACGCCGAGGGCGACCCCATCCCTAACCTGGAGCCGGAGGAGGAGACCAGCAGCCCGATCACACCGAAGCTGTGCAACAAGGCTTTTGTTCTGAGAGAACGCGGGATCACATTGGATAACATTGCAACGGTGTGCGGTGTTCCTCGTGGTTCTATTGCTTACATAATATCAAAGGGGCACGAGGATTACCTCTTAAGGCTAAGAATAGATCCCAATAGCACTAAGGAATCTCTTTGATAATACCCAGAAACAGGTGAACGC